CGGTTATGTCGGTACACCGGGCAGCATGGCAGACAGCCGGTCGCAGGCGTCCGGGACGTTTGAGCAGAATAACCATGTGGTGATTAACAACAACGGCACGAACGGGCAGATTGGGCCACAGGCGCTGAAGGCTGTGTATGACATGGCCCGCAAGGGTGCCCGTGATGAAATTCAGGCACAGATGCGTGATGGTGGCTTGTTATCCGGAGGTGGACGATGAAAACCTTCCGCTGGAAAGTGAAACCCGGGATGGATGTGACATCGGCTCCTTCCGTCAGGGAGGTGCGCTTTGGTGATGGCTATTCCCAGCGTGCGCCTGCCGGGCTGAATGCCGACCTGAAAACGTACAGCGTGACGCTTTCTGTTCCCCGTTGGGAGGCCACGGCGCTGGAGTCGTTTCTGGCTGAGCACGGGGGCTGGAAGGCCTTTCTGTGGACGCCGCCTTATGGTTACAGGCAGATAAAGGTGACCTGCGCAAAATGGTCGTCGCAGGTCAGTATGTTGCGTGTTGAGTTCAGCGCAGAGTTTAAACAGGTGGTGAACTGATGCAGGATATCCGACAGGAAACACTGAATGAATGCACCCGTGCGGAGCAGTCGGCCAGCGTGGTGCTCTGGGAAATCGATCTGACAGAGGTCGGTGGCGAGCGTTATTTTTTCTGTAATGAGCAGAACGAAAAAGGTGAGCCGGTCACCTGGCAGGGGCGACAGTATCAGGCGTATCCCATTCAGGGGAGCGGTTTTGAACTGAATGGCAAAGGCACCAGTACGCGCCCCACGCTGACGGTTTCTAACCTGTACGGTATGGTCACCGGGATGGTGGAAGATCTGCAGAGTCTGGTCGGCGGAACGGTGGTCAGGCGTAAGGTTTACGCCCGTTTTCTGGATGCGGTGAATTTCGTCAACGGAAACAGCGATGCCGATCCGGAGCAGGAGGTGATCAGCCGCTGGCGCATTGAGCAGTGCAGCGAACTGAGCGCGGTGAGTGCCTCTTTTGTACTGTCCACGCCGACGGAAACGGACGGCGCTGTTTTTCCGGGACGTATCATGCTGGCCAACACCTGCACCTGGACCTATCGCGGCGATGAGTGCGGTTATCACGGTCCGGCGGTCGCGGATGAATATGACCAGCCAACGTCCGATATCACGAAGGATAAATGCAGCAAATGCCTGAGTGGCTGTAAGTTTCGCAATAACGTCGGCAACTTTGGCGGCTTCCTTTCCATTAACAAACTTTCGCAGTAAATCCCATGACACAGACAGAATCAGCGATTCTGGCGCACGCCCGGCGATGTGCGCCAGCGGAGTCGTGCGGCTTCGTGGTGAGAACGCCGGAGGGGGAAAGATATTTTCCCTGCGTGAATATCTCCGGTGAGCCGGAGGATTATTTCCGGATGTCGCCGGAGGACTGGCTGCAGGCAGAAATGCAGGGTGAGATAGTCGCGCTGGTCCACAGCCACCCCGGTGGTCTGCCCTGGCTGAGTGAGGCCGACCGGCGGCTGCAGGTGCAGAGTGATTTGCCGTGGTGGCTGGTCTGCCGGGGGACGATTCATAAGTTCCGCTGTGTGCCGCATCTCACCGGGCGGCGCTTTGAGCACGGGGTGACGGACTGTTACACGCTGTTCCGGGATGCTTATCATCTGGCGGGGATTGAGATGCCGGATTTTACGCGGGAGGATGACTGGTGGCGTCACGGTCAGAATCTCTATCTGGATAATCTGGAGGCAGCGGGGCTGTATCAGGTGCCGTTGTCAGCGGCGCAGCCGGGCGATGTGCTGCTGTGCTGCTTTGGTTCATCGGTGCCGAATCATGCCGCTATTTACTGTGGTGATGGCGAGCTGCTGCACCATATTCCTGAACAACTGAGCAAACGAGAGAGGTATACCGACAAATGGCAGCGACGCACACACTCCCTCTGGCGTCACCGGGCATGGCACGCATCTGCCTTTACGGGGATTTACAACGATTTGGCCGCCGCATCGATCTTCGTGTGAAAACGGGGGCTGAAGCTATCCGGGCGCTGGCCACACAGCTCCCGGCGTTTCGTCAGAAACTGAATGACGGCTGGTATCAGGTACGGATTGCCGGGCGGGATGTCAGCACGTCCGGATTAACGGCGCAGTTACATGAGACTCTGCCTGATGGCGCTGTGATTCATATTGTTCCCAGAGTCGCCGGGGCCAAGTCAGGTGGTGTATTCCAGATTGTCCTGGGAGCTGCCGCCATTGCCGGATCATTCTTTACTGCCGGAGCCACCCTTGCAGCATGGGGGGCAGCCATTGGGGCCGGTGGTATGACCGGCATCCTGTTTTCTCTCGGTGCCAGTATGGTGCTCGGTGGTGTGGCGCAGATGCTCGCACCGAAAGCCAGGACGCCCACAGCGACCAGCACGGATAACGGTAAGCAGAACACCTATTTCTCTTCACTGGATAACATGGTTGCCCAGGGCAATGTTTTGCCTGTTCTGTACGGTGAAATGCGCGTGGGGTCACGCGTGGTTTCTCAGGAGATCAGCACGGCAGACGAAGGGGACGGTGGTCAGGTTGTGGTGATTGGTCGCTGATGCAAAATGTTTTATGTGAAACCGCCTGCGGGCGGTTTTGTCGTTTATGGAGCGTGAGGAATGGGTAAAGGCAGCAGTAAGGGGCATACCCCGCGCGAAGCGAAGGACAACCTGAAGTCCACGCAGTTGCTGAGTGTGATCGATGCCATCAGCGAAGGGCCGATAGAAGGTCCGGTGGATGGATTAAAAAGCGTGCTGCTGAACAGTACACCGGTGCTGGACAGTGAGGGAAATACCAACATCTCCGGCGTCACGGTGGTGTTCCGGGCAGGTGAGCAGGAGCAGACACCGCCGGAGGGATTTGAATCCTCCGGTTCCGAGACGGTGCTGGGTACGGAAGTGAAATATGACACGCCGATCACCCGCACCATTACGTCTGCAAACATCGACCGTCTGCGCTTTACCTTCGGTGTGCAGGCACTGGTGGAAACCACTTCAAAGGGGGACCGTAATCCGTCGGAAGTCCGCCTGCTGGTTCAGATACAGCGTAACGGTGGCTGGGTGACGGAAAAAGACATAACCATTAAGGGCAAAACCACCTCGCAGTATCTGGCCTCGGTGGTGGTGGATAACCTGCCTCCGCGCCCGTTCAATATCCGGATGCGCAGGATGACACCGGACAGCACCACAGACCAGCTGCAGAACAAAACGCTCTGGTCGTCATACACCGAAATCATCGATGTGAAACAGTGCTACCCGAACACGGCACTGGTCGGCGTGCAGGTGGACTCGGAACAGTTCGGCAGCCAGCAGGTGAGCCGTAATTATCATCTTCGCGGGCGCATTCTGCAGGTGCCGTCGAACTATAACCCGCAGACGCGGCAATACATCGGTATCTGGGACGGGACGTTTAAACCGGCATACAGCAACAACATGGCCTGGTGTCTGTGGGATATGCTGACCCACCCGCGCTACGGCATGGGTAAACGTCTTGGTGCGGCAGATGTGGATAAATGGGCGCTGTATGTCATCGGCCAGAATTGCGACCAGTCGGTGCCGGACGGTTTTGGCGGCACGGAGCCGCGCATCACCTGTAACGCTTACCTGACCACACAGCGCAAGGCGTGGGATGTGCTCAGTGATTTCTGCTCGGCGATGCGCTGTATGCCGGTATGGAACGGGCAGACGCTGACGTTCGTGCAGGACCGGCCATCGGATAAGGTGTGGACCTATAACCGCAGTAATGTGGTGATGCCGGAAGATGGCGCGCCGTTCCGCTACAGCTTCAGCGCCCTGAAGGACCGTCATAATGCCGTTGAGGTGAACTGGATTGACCCGGATAACGGCTGGGAGACGGCGACAGAGCTTGTGGAGGACACGCGGGCCATTGCCCGTTACGGTCGTAATGTCACGAAGATGGACGCCTTTGGCTGTACCAGCCGGGGGCAGGCACACCGAGCCGGGCTGTGGCTGATTAAAACGGAGCTGCTGGAAACGCAGACCGTGGACTTTAGCGTGGGTGCTGAAGGGCTTCGCCATGTACCGGGCGATGTCATTGAAATCTGCGATGATGACTATGCCGGTATCAGCACCGGCGGGCGCGTGCTGGCGGTGAACAGCCAGACCCGGACGCTGACGCTCGACCGTGAAATCACGCTGCCATCCTCCGGCACCACGCTGATAAGCCTGGTTGACGGGCAGGGTAATCCGGTGAGCGTGGAGGTTCAGTCCGTCACCGACGGCGTGAAGGTGAAAGTGAGCCGGGTTCCTGACGGCGTTGCCGAATACAGCGTGTGGGGGCTGAAGCTGCCGACGCTGCGCCAGCGCCTGTTCCGCTGTGTGAGTATCCGTGAGAATGACGACGGTACGTATGCCATCACCGCCGTGCAGCATGTACCGGCAAAAGAGGCCATCGTGGATAACGGGGCGCACTTTGACGGCGACCAGAGCGGAACGGTAAACGGTGTCACGCCGCCAGCAGTACAGCACCTGACCGCAGAAGTCACCGCAGACAGCGGGGAATACCAGGTGCTGGCGCGCTGGGATACGCCGAAGGTGGTGAAGGGGGTGAGCTTTATGCTTCGCCTGACCGTGGCAGCGGATGACGGCAGTGAGCGGCTGGTCAGCACGGCCCGGACGACGGAAACCACATACCGCTTCACGCAACTGGCGCTGGGAAACTACAGGCTGACAGTCCGGGCGGCAAATGCCTGGGGGCAGCAGGGCGATCCGGCATCGGTATCGTTCCGTATTGCCGCACCGGCAGCGCCGTCGCGGATTGAGCTGACGCCGGGCTATTTTCAGATCACCGCCACGCCGCATCTTGCCGTTTATGATCCGACGGTACAGTTTGAGTTCTGGTTCTCGGAAAAGCGGGTTGCGGATATCAGGCAGGTTGAAACTACAGCCCGCTATCTTGGCACGGCGCTGTACTGGATAGCTGCCAGTATCAATATCAAGCCGGGCCATGATTATTATTTTTATATCCGCAGTGTGAATACTGTTGGCAAATCGGCATTCGTGGAGGCTGTCGGTCGGGCGAGCGATGATGCGGAAGGTTACCTGGATTTTTTCAAAGGCCAGATAACCGAATCCCATCTCGGCAAGGAGCTGCTGGAAAAAGTCGAGCTGACGGAGGATAACGCCAGCAAACTGGAGGAGTTCTCGAAAGAGTGGAAAGACGCCAACGATAAATGGAATGCCATGTGGGGTGTCAAAATTGAGCAGACCGAAGACGGCAAACATTATGTCGCGGGGCTTGGCCTCAGCATGGAGGATACAGAGGAAGGCAAACTGAGCCAGTTCCTGGTTGCCGCTAACCGTATCGCGTTTATTGACCCGGCAAACGGGAATGAAACGCCGATGTTTGTGGCGCAGGGCAACCAGATATTCATGAACGAAGTGTTCCTGAAGTATCTGACGGCTCCCACCATTACCAGCGGCGGCAATCCGCCGGTATTTTCCCTGACACCGGACGGGCGGTTGACGGCGAAAAATGCCGATATCAGCGGTAACGTGAATGCGAACTCCGGGACGCTCAATAATGTCACGATAAATGAGAACTGTCAGATTAAGGGGAAACTGTCCGCCAACCAGATTGAAGGCGATATTGTCAAAACGGTCAGCAAGTCTTTCCCCCGCACGAGCAGTTATGCCAGCGGCACCATTACGGTCACGATTAGTGATGATCAGAAGTTTGACCGGCAGGTCATGATCCCGGCTCTGTTGTTTAAAGGAAGCAGGAAGGAAAATTATGGCAGTAATAATCAACAGTCTTATGTTTATTCTGTATGCCGTTTGCAGGTAACGAAAAACGGGACAGAAATTTTTAATCAGTCAACAACGGATGCTCCGGCGGTTTTTTCTTCCGTTATTGATATGCCCGCGGGGCAGGGAACGTTGACGTTAAAATTTACGGTCTCTTCTTCAATGGTCAATAACTGGACACCGACAACCAGTATCAGCGATTTGCTGGTTGTGGTGATGAAGAAATCCACCGCAGGTATCACGATTAGCTGAATTTTATAACCCAGATACGGGCGCCAGAAATGGCGCCTTTTTTATTGCAGAAAAGCGAGAGGTAATTATGCGTAAATTATGTGCTGTTATTCTGTCCGCAGTAGTCTTGCTGGTTGCCGCTGGTACGCCAGCGAGCGCAGCAGAGCATCAGTCCACACTAAGCGCCGGGTATCTTCAGACCCATACTGATATGCCAGGCAGTGATGACCTGAAGGGCATTAACGTGAAATACCGTTATGAATTTACGGACACGCTGGGGCTGGTGACGTCATTCAGTTATGCCAATGCCAAAGATGAGCAAAAAACGCATTACAGCGATACCCGCTGGCATGAAGATTCCGTGCGTAACCGCTGGTTCAGCATGATGGCGGGGCCATCTGTACGCGTGAATGAATGGTTCAGTGCTTATGCGATGGCGGGTATGGCTTACAGCCGTGTGTCGACCTTCTCCGGGGATTATCTCCGCGTAACTGACAACAAGGGGAAAACGCACGATGTGCTGACCGGAAGTGATGACGGTCGCCACAGCAACACGTCTCTGGCGTGGGGGGCTGGCGTGCAGTTTAACCCGACCGAATCCGTGGCCATTGACCTTGCTTATGAAGGTTCCGGCAGTGGTGACTGGCGCACTGACGGTTTCATCGTGGGTGTCGGTTATAAATTCTGATTAGCCAGGTAACACAGTGTTATGACAGCCCGCCGGTTCAGGCGGGCTTTTTTGTGGAGTGGATATGGTAGCAGTAAAAATCTCAGGTGTGCTGAAAGATGGTGCGGGAAAACCAATACAGAACTGCACTATTCAACTGAAGGCAAAGCGTAACAGCACCACGGTACTGGTGAACACGGTGGCATCTGAAAATCCTGATGAAGCCGGGCGTTACAGTATGGATGTTGAGTATGGCCAGTACAGCGTCACCCTGCTGGTTGAAGGTTTTCCGCCTTCACATGCCGGGACCATTACCGTCTATGAAGGTTCCAGACCAGGTACGCTGAATGATTTTCTCGGTGCCATGACGGAAGATGATGTCATGCCGGAGGCATTGCGTCGTTTTGAGGAAATGGTGGAAGAAGCGGCACGCAACGCCGAAGCCGCCTCTCAGAGCGCAGCGGCGGCAAAGAAATCCGAAACTGCATCGGCAGCAAGCCAGACAGCAGCTAAAGCAAGTGAAGACGCAGCCAGAGAGTATGCAAGTCAGGCAGCAGAGCCGTATAAATATGTCTTACAGCCACTGCCTGATGTGTGGATACCGTTTAACGATTCACTGGATATGATTACGGGTTTTTCGCCATCTTATAAAAAGATAGTTATTGGTGACGATGAAATAACAATGCCAGGCGACAAGATTGTTAAGTTTAAACGTGCTTCAACAGCAACGTATATTAATAAGTCCGGCCAACTCAAGCTTGCTGAAGTTGACGAACCGCGATTTGAGCGCGATGGCTTATTGATTGAAGGACAGAGGACAAATTATCTGAGGAACTCAAATAAACCAGACTCATGGACTGTTCATTCCGCACTGAATAAAACATTTGGCACTGATAAACAGGGGTTCAATTATGCCACGGTGACACCCACGGAAAGTATAGTGGGAACAACAGGTGGCTATACTGTGCATGGTGTGGTTGCAGCAGACAGATTCCCGCTGGCAAGTGGTGAATGTTTCACTTTTTCGTGCCGGGTTAAAGGCGCTAAAGCACGATGCAGGTTAAGAGTTTCAGTTATTATTGGTGGAACAGATACCTTCTCTGCTGACTCTTATCTTGATCTGGATACCCGGATCGCAACAGTAAGCGGTAATACATCCCTTATAACAGCCAAAGCTGAACAACAGGGCGAGTGGACCTACTATGAGGCCACTTATACAGCTAATACGGACATTGATACCGTTAACTGTGCTTTTTATATGACAAATAAAATAAGTAATGAGACATTCTATGATGACTCAACATTAACCATGACGACGCCGCAAATTGAACTGGGCAATACGGCATCGTCATTTATTGTAACTACAATGCCAACAACACGCGCAAGTGATGTAGTTACTATCCCATCGCAGAATAACCTGTCAACACGGCCTTTTACGGTATTGTGCGAAGTAAGCAGGAACTGGAGTACACCGCCCAATGTTGCGCCAAGGATATTTGATGTTGGAGGGCACAGTATTGATGATAATTATTTATCGCTGGGGTTTGTTGCAACAGGAAAGATAAGCGCCAACGTAGGAATGGTTCAGCCACAAATTGCCTCAGATGGAGAAAGGTTCATTGTGGGTGTGAGAGCTAAATCTGATTTATCAGTAAATGCAATATGCAATGGTAATTATACAACAAACCTTAATGGTAAAATATTTGGAGTTACAGCAACATCGTACCGGTTTGGTGGGCAGACCGCAGCAGGAACGCGTCATTTGTTTGGACACATCAGAAATTTCAGAGTCTGGTTTAAAGAATTAAATGACAGGCAAATCAAGGAGGCAGTATGAAAGATTTAACTTTGAAATTTCCTGGTAACAGAGAGTTTAAATCCTTCCTGTCATCTCTTGACTGGGAGGAGGATGAAGACCTCCAGAATAAACTGTTAGTCGATGAAATTGGTTTCACCTACACAGAAACAGGGGTAACAGAAGAGGGAGAACCTGTCTGTGTCCGGAATGACGGTTATTTTGTCAACATTCGCATTCTTGATGACTTGTTTGATGTTTCTGTATTCTCTGATTATGTCGTGGAGCTGGAAACACCGCTTCGGGAAT